CATTTACTACAGGTAAACTTTTAATTTTAACTTGCTTAATATAAGATGTAGCAGATAAATAATTATTTAGTATAACTGCTAAATTATGATCTTCCATATCTAATTGAGCATCTTCTTTTACTAAGTTAGTAAATTCTTTAACTCCAGCATAAACTCTTTGTGTATGTTTTAAACCTTCTTCTAACATTTTTAAAGGAGCTTCTATTTTTAATTCTTTAATTTTTTCAGCAGAAACTCTTCTTTTTAAAGAAGTTAACCCCCTAGGCATATATGTGTTAATTCCACTATGCATATCGTGTCTTAAAATTTTAGCAGCATGTTCTAAATAAGAATTTTTCTGGTTGACTTCAATTTCAGCATTGTGTTGTATAGTTGTATCTGTTGCTATTTTTAAAACTTTATTATACCCACCCTTAGGATCTTTTATTGGAGTATAATTACCAAATAACCAACGAGAAGTACCATCCCTAGCAATTCTTTCAAATTCACCACTAATAGTTTCACCTCTTTGTAGTCTTTTCCAAAATTCATGATAGTCTAAACTATTGCTATACTCTTTAGGAACCATATATCTATGGTTTTTGTTTTTTAATTCTTTTTCTGTATAACCCATAGTAGTACAAAAGTTGCTATTATGAGATAAAATTTTCCCTTCCATATTAAGTACTACTACTATATTTGATTTATCAATTGCATTTAATTGTAAATCAATATTTGCTTCTTTTAATTTAGAAGTACGATTAAAATCCCAAATAATATAAGAAAAGAAAGGAATTAGGGCAATTATACATCCATACCCAAATTCAGCTAAAAAATAACTAAACTCAAATACTCTAAATACAAGAAAAGTTTCTAATATAAAGAATATAAGTATAATTCCAACTGATATGCCTAAACATATTTTTGTAGCTTTATTCATAGTTATAAATATAAAAAAAGGAACGCTAAATTGCGTTCCTTCTTGGCATTTTAAATAAAGTAATTTACTTTTTTATTAGCTTAGATACCTTTAATTTTACAATATCCCAATTACGAGTTGCAAATACACCAAAAGCAAACCCAGCATAAATTTTGTAGCCAAAAGCCCATAAGATAAGACCGGCAATTAAACCTACTACACCTTCAATTCCGTTAGCTATAACCCAATCTTTAATAGTTATAAAGATTTTTTTGATAAAGTTTAATACTTTTTTCATAATTAATTATTTTAAAATTACATTAATAAATATTACTACCCATCACAGCTTAAACAATCTTCTGTAGTACGAGAACCTAAATCACCTTTAATAACTGAATCTGTACGAAGATAATATAGAGTTTTAACACCTAATTTCCAAGCTTCCATATGGACTTGGTTAATCCATTTGGGGGAATCTGTTGGGTCAAACGCTAAATTTAATGATTGTGTTTGATCAATGTATTTTTGACGAGTTGCTGCTTGTTGAACTAGAGAAAATTGGTTGATTTCTGGGAATGTCATAAAGATTTCCTTTTCATCTTCGGTAAGGATATCATTAGATAAACCCATTACAGAACCATTATCACCCATAATTTGATCCCAAACACGAGTTGTATTATGTTTTTTTTCCTTTAGTAATTTTTCTAATTCAGGGTTTTTAACTATAAAAGTTCCTTTAGCACCATTAAATACATAAATGTTTGCAGGTTGAGGTTCAATACCTGCTGAACAACTGTTGATTCGAGAATTAGATACTGTAGGGGCAATAGCTAATAAATGAGTATTTCTCATACCTGTACCTCTACACCAAACAGGTTCTCCATATTCTAAGGCCATTTGACGGGAAGCAGCCTCAGCTTTAGTTTTAATATCACTAAAAATAGTATGAGTCCAAGCTGTGGCTCCAATTGAGTTAAAAGGTAAATTCTTTTGTTGTAAAAAAGTATGCCACCCCATTACTCCTAAACCTAATGCTCTACCTTTTTTAGCACTTCTATGGGTACGAACCATAGAATCTTTACCATTAGTTTTTTGGATGAATTCTTCCATTACACCATCTAAGAAGTAAGTAGCAACTTCAACTACATCTGTGTTTTTCCATTCATCATATTTAGCTAAATTAAGAGAAGATAAACAACAAATAAAGCTATGTTCCTCATCTGTATGGAGTGTAATCTCAGTACAAATATTAGTCATAGAAACATCTAAATTATTCATGCGGTATGCTAAAGGATTATCTTTATTAACATTATCCTTAAACATTATGTATGGTTCACCCGTTTCTACACGTGATTTAAGTATTTCTAACCACAACGACATAGCCTCGCTGTCTCGATCCTGTAAGCGCTTCATAAACGCATCATCCACCATTACAGCTTGATGTAAGTTTAAACATTGTCTGTTAGGATCACCTTTAGGTCTGCGAATCTGTAAGAATTCTTTAATATCTTTATGATTAATATCTAAATTTACAGAAGAAGCTCCACGTCTTACTGAACCTTGATTAGTTGCAATAATAGTTGAATCATAAATTTTAGCCCAAGGGACAATTCCTTCTGAGACTCCATTTCCTGTTATACCTTCTCCTCTTCCTCTAATTCTACTAAGGGATATTCCCACGCCTCCCCCATAGGAAGTAAGTCGCATAAGTTCTGCGTTAGTGAGACCAATACCACGTATCGAATCCGGAGTATCAACACCAAAACAACTAATAGGCAAACCCCGATCAGTACCGGTATTGCTGAGAACAGGGCTAGCGAGACCAATCCATCCATTCCAAATATATTTAAAAAATTTACTAGCTAAATCAGGGCGATTTAATCTTTCTGCTACTGCATTAGCTACGCGCCTATACGCTTTACGAGGAGTTTCCCCAGGCATTAAATACCCTTTTGATATTGTAGATAAAGCTACATCATCAAAAAATTCAGGGTAGTCTTTACCTCTTTCCCATTGGGAGTAATCGGCTATTATATTGTTATCCATAATTAATTAAAATATACTTTCATCCCACTCCATGTGGCCTTTTGAGTAATTAGTTACTCGGTTTGCAAAAAAGTCAGTATGTTGTTTACCTCCAGAAAGAGCACCGAACCAACTCATTCTTTCTACGGCTGTTAAATCAACACCTTCAATAATAGGATCATATCCTAAATCACCTAATTTTACATTAACTCTATTTTTAATAAAGTTTATTAAATCTTGTTTTGGACAACCCTCTAAATCACCTAATTCATAAACCTTATTTATAAAATCTAATTCAAGTTGTAAAGATAATAAAGCTGCTTCATTTATAGCTGCTTGTAGTTCTGGTGTTTTGATTTCTGGGTTTTCATTAATAAGTGTTCTGAATAACCAGCATCCGGCTTCTGAGTGAAGGGATTCGTCTCTAATAGACCATTCAACAATTTGACCCACTCCTTTAAGCTTATTTCGCATCTTAAAAGATAAGAGTATGGCAAAGGAAGAGAATAAGTTAACTCCTTCGGTAAATGCGGAGAATACAGCGAGTGATTTAGCAATTTCGTGGAGATCTTTTTTACCATTAAAACTATCCCTAACAGTAGTAAGATTTTCAATTTTAGCCATCGTAGCCTCATCTTCCAAAAATTCATCGAAGTTTTCAAGTCCAAGTGTTTCATTTAATAGTGAATATGCTTCAGCATGTATTGTTTCAAACGCACCGAAGGTTGTAGCCATCATTATAACCTCTGGTTTTCTAAACCATTTAGTTACTAATCCTGACCAATAATCATTTACAACTGTTTCTGTTTGAGCAAAACCCTTAAGGATAGATCCTATAATGTTTTTTTCTGTTTCATTTAAATTTGAGCTCCAATCTGTAATATCACTCATCATGGGAACTTCTGTATGTAACCAGTGGGCTTGTTGTTGTTTTAACCAATAATCGGCTGCTTCTTGATATTCAAAAGGTTTGTAAACGATGCGTTCTTGCAAAAGATCTTTTTTTGCCATTGTAATTTGTTAATTAAAAAGTTATGAATTGAGAAAATTACGTAACTGATCTTTTTCAGATAAACTGAAATTATCTTTTATAGTAGAACTTTCATTTGAATTTAATTCAGGGGAACCAGATAATTCTTCAAACTCTGCATCACTAATGATTCTATAATCACCAATAGCAATATTAATAGCAGCGTTATAAGTAAGTCCATCCATTCCGTATCTATTCTTCATTATATGGAGTTTACCAACTCCGGTTTGTTTATCTTTTGCACGACGACTAATAGAAGCAGCAAAATCTGTTATCATCATTTTGTCATAAGAGCCCGCTGCTTTATGTCCTTCAATTACTTCATCTAAAGCTCCTTGTCTGTTAACTTGAGAAGCTGACCAAATTGGGATATTAAGCTCGCGGGCTAATCCTTTCGTGCTTATATAAATATCATCAATTTCTTCCTTCCGCTCCTTACTTATTTTCTTTGATCGAAGAAGGTCAACATAATCAATAACTACTAAATCTATCTTAGTACCTAAATCTTCACATTTCTGGATGTGTGACTCAATTGTTGACATAGATGCCTTATTTGGGGGGAATTCTTTAATAATAAGTTTACCAGGTAACTTAGACATTATATCTACAACTTTATCTTTATGCATTGCAATTTCATTAGAAGGAATACCTGTAAAATGAGCATCAAATCTCCTACCTACATATTCTTCACCTAACTCTAATGTATAATATACTACATTAAATCCTTTTTTAACAGCACCACCTGCTATAGCAACTAATGACCAAGATTTACCAGCACCAGGACCACCAAATATCAAACCAAAATCACCATTACCTAAACCACCTTGTAAAATATCATTAAATTGAGGCCAAGGAGTTGGTATAGTAATTCTTTGTTCTACTCTAAAACGTGATTCAATATCTTTCATGTACTCATGTCCAATATTTTTATCCATACCTGCTTTAAGAGCATTATCAATTAATCCTCTAATTGAGTCATAATCTTCCGCTTTAAGTAAATCAACACTGCCTAATAGTGCTTTTTTAAGTTGTTGGTTTTTACAAAATGCTGAAAATTCAGATTCAATATATTCTGAATCTGTAGCTCCTATTTTATATGCGTCTCTAAGCTGTTCTCTAATAGATACTTTTAAAACATCATTAGTAACTTTTTCATATTCAGATTTTAGTACCTCAGGTGTAGGTGTTGTATGATAATCATTATAATATTTAAGAATATTATCAATTATCCATTTATGAGCTTGGTTATCAAAATAAGATGAATCTAGTATATCATGAATATTAGTTAAAAACTCTTTACGACTAAGTAAGGAATGAATAACCTTAATTTGAAATGCTGAACCATACTTATTTAAATCACTTAGAGTCATCTATAAAACTATTTAATGTTTGAAACTGGTTATTTACCCAAAATTCAGGATTTTTAATTAAATGGCGTAACCCATCTTCTTGGTAAAATCTAAGAAAGGCTTTTGCATTTAGCACGGGTGGATTAACATCTATTTGTTCTTCTAAATACGTTTTTTCTAATTCATCTACCATCGGATTATGTAAATCCATGATTTTGTAATTTTTACGAAGGTTATCTTCTTCAAATACAATACGAGAATATATAAGATGTTCCTTATGCTTTTCTCCGGCTATTTCAATAATATCATCTAAAGTTAATTTACGTTCATTTAATTCAGGGAATAATTTACGTAACTTTTTCTCTCCTAAACCTTTTATACCAGGAACCTTATCTGAAGCATCACCCATAAGTACTTTATATAAAATAAAATTCTCAGGTAAAACATTAAATTTATTTACTACAGTTTCAGGGGTATAAAAATCTTTTTCAATAGGACGGTACACACAAATTTTATTACTTGTTAATTGAATAAAATCTTTATCACTTGAAACAATAAACGCACGGGAGTTGTTATTATTATTGGTGATAGTTGTTGCTAAATGTGCGATAATATCATCGGCCTCTACTTTATCGAGCGCTATGGTTTTTACAGGGAGACACTTTAAATAATCGATTAATCTTACAATTTGATCTAGTTTAGCATCATGTTCATCCCCCACATTTTCAAATATCTCCCAGTTTGTAATACGAGACTGATGACGGCCTGCCTTGTATTCTGAAAGAACATTTTTACGATTCATTGATGAATTTTCTCCATCAAATATAATATACATAGATGTGGGTTGAATGGCATTTATTAGAGTCCCCAATGATCGAACAAATCCGCCTAGTCCACCTACATGAACACCATGCTCATTTACAATATTAAGCATTGCGAAGTTTCTAAAAAATAGATTTAGACCGTCAATAAATAAAACTCTTTCATGTGGTGAGGAGGGTGTCTCCGGCTCCTTATCCATGTTATTGAGGAGCTCTAATAAATCCTTATTTGCCATAATTTAACTTGGTTCTTGTTCTGTGAATACCTGTGGTGTAGGTTCTTCATAAACTTCCTCAATAATATCAAAATCACCTCCACCTAGGATTTTACTCCATTCTTTAGTATGGTCATCTTTATATTTCTTAAGATCCTTATCTGAGTCATTAATAAAACCATGTGGGGTCATAATAATTTTACCTCTAGTAGTAAGACCATTAATATGGTTTTTATCAATTTGAAGATTAGTACGTTTAGCAAATTCAACTTGCTTTTTATCTTTAATTGCTTTAATCTTAGATGTTCCAGCATTAGCAATATTACCAAATGTTACTACAAATGTAGCGTCAAACCACATAGCAAACCCACCTTTATTCATCAACTTTGGTTTACCCATAGGTGATTCAGGTTTTGCTGTCCATACTTTATTAATACAAACTAATGTATTAGTATATGCTGAACTTTCCTTACGTGATAATGTAATTCTTTGGTTAACACTATTACCAAATTGGGTTGACATAGCACCCGCATTCCATTCGTTATTATTCTTATTAGAACGTACTGATAACTCACAAGGTACTGAACCAATAGAATCCCAGAGGAACATTAGATCAAAAGGTAGATTACCTTTTTTCTGCTCATCTAGTAGATCAAGAATAAAAGCAGCAACATCTTCAATTGTATGAATAGTTTCACGATCAGCATAGATAAAATTACCTTGATAATCTATTAATTCACCAGTTTCTTCGTCAAATACTTCTTCAATATCTAAACCCATTTGCATAGCATGTTCCCAATTCCACTTCATTTCAGTAATAATGAATACTGGGAGGATACCTGTTTTTTGAGCTGATACAGCGGCTTCAATAAGTGCTGTTGTTTTACCTGTATCTGAATGACCTCTTAGTAGACAGATGTGTCCAGTAGGTATTCCAGGTACTGAAGTAACTTCTTGGAAGGCGTTGCTTAGTGGGACCCACTGTTGGGGTTTAAACTTAACGTTCCCACTAAGACCTTTCTTATCTTTGAAATTACCTAGATCAAATTTACTTTTAATCTCAGCAGACACAGCTGCTGTTAGTGATTTACTTGCTTTTCTAGCCATAATTAAAAGGGTAGATCATCTACTTTACTACTGCTATCATCATCAAATAAACTATCAAACTTATCTAATTTAGTTTGTTTAACATTATTTGTAGAGGTATTAAGCGAATAATTAGTTTGTGGAGTTTCTACTTCCTTTTCATCATCAATAATATCACCTTCTTGGTGATTATCTTCTGGAGATAACCAACTTTCAAGATTGGTTTTCATTTCCTCATAAGGAACTTTTTTAAATACTCCTTGTGGGTCTACTTGGTTAGTTAAGAAAGATTCTACTTTAGAAGCATCATCATCTAGTGAGGTTTGCTTCATTGATGGAGTAGCAGTAGTTTTATTGTACTTAGTACCTGTAACTTCTGGTCCTACAGTAGTTAACTTAATATCACGTCCTGAAGCCACATCAGTAAAATCACCTACTTCCTCATCTACTGCCATTTGTAAGAATGAAGAATATAATTCTTTACCAAATTGCCAAATTTTAACACCTTCATCTTCCATACCACGAACGATAACAGGAGCAAAATAACGAACTTTTGGTTCGAGTTTTTTAGCTAATTTCCAGTTCTCAGGTTGGTCTGTTTGACGGAGTTTTTTGGAAAACTCTACTAGTGGATCTTTTTCCTCAAAATTAATTGGAGAAATCATTACTGGTTTCCCAATACCATAATGGAAATATAATTCACTAAATGGAGTTGATTTGTTAAACTTAGAAGGAACAATACGAATAGTTTGTTTACCTACTGACGGTTTCCAAAACAATGATTTACCATTGTTATTGTTAGAGGCAGGTTTTTCCAGCGCCTCTAGTCGCTGCTTGATTACGTCTAAATCCATGTTTATAACTTATTTTAATTAATAACTAAATATACGAAACGTTTTGGATAAATCCAAATTAAAGTTCAATAATTGTGTGAATTTTTGTTTTTAGTTCTTTAAGCTCATTTTGTTGAGTTAATAGAATTGTATTACGATAGTGTTGCCAGTCTATTCTAAAACGAGAGTCTACTACACCACCATTTAAACGTTTAATTAACTCGTTTAAAGCATTAATAGTATAAAGAGTATTACTATCTTTTTTACGATGAACTAAAATTGTGTTATCTGGAATGGAAGATACATTACCCTGATCAACATTGTAAGTAACAACATATTCGTTATTACTTTTTATATGCAGTACAAACATTTTGTTGTACATGATCGTATATTGAGATTGCAAATTATTTACTAACCCATCAAGGTTTTCAAGACTAGTAAATGTGCAAAATAACTTATTATTCAAATCTATATTATTTGGGGATGAATGTATATCTGTCCCATAAATATAGTCGTATTTAGGCAAAATCGTAGTTGATACCATTTTTTTCTTTTATTTGTAGTTTTAATTTATAAAAAACCTCTTTAATTTGCTTTAATATATCTAATTCACTTTTATCTACATCAAGTAGAAATGAATCATATGTGTAAAGAACTAATTTAGTTTTCTTACCTTTTAATAGCTTAAATATACGATATAATATTTCGATATTCAAGCTCGTTTCCATATTTTGTAAAATATAGTTAAATAATTTTTGTGGATTCATATTCTCTAATATATCACGTTTGTATTCGTAATTAGAGATTGGACATGTTATAACACCTTCTGCTTGGAAAGTTTCCCAGGTCGTACGTATATACTCACTTGTAGCTTTAAAAAACGGTAAATCTTTATAATTATCAAAAACTCCTCCGTATAATTGTTTAAATGTTAATTCTTTTGCTTTTGCATAATCCACATTATACATCTTAGCAAAATTTTCGTGTATATCTCCTTTACCAAAATCATAATCCACAAGCTTAGCACTAAGGGTAGGGTGATAAGCAGAAATATCAAATTCAAAAAAGACATCATTACGCGGTATAAAACTTTTCCTACACCCATTATCTTTGGGGAGAGCAGCGTAGTTAACGCCGTTAAATTTGTTTGAAGGTCTGGTTGTAAGTGTTTTAAAGTTGTATTGTGTGTAGATAAATTCGTCTTCTGTTTCGTGGAAGTGTTTTTCAAATTCATTTTTATTTATTTTTATTCCATTACGTTCTATTGCATTAAATACTAACGTAGCTCGGTCATTATAAAACGGGTTTACCACGGTATTAATGCGGTGCTCTAAATCATCATATATTTGCTCACAAACTTCATAATGCTTGGTAATTGGCACGATTTGGTTTACCGTTAATAAATCCGGAAATCTTCTATATAATGTGGTATGAGCGGTTGTTAGTGGAAGTATATACGGAGGAGATCCTAATGTTATATCTATAAGAGGAGTTAAAATTGTATAGTGAAGGAATTCTTTTTTATCCCTAACATATATTTTTTCTAACCCTTTTAAATATAAATAAACCTCATCTTCAAATAAGTTTTCACATTCAGGATGAGAAACAGGTAAAATATAACCCTTATGTCCTTTAATTGGACGTATATAAAAGGCTATAATTGAGTTTTGTGATGGGTGTTGATAAGGGTTATTTGAAATAACCTCTATAAACGCTTCTTTAAAACCACTATTTTTTAAAACCTCGAATTGTTCTTTATTTTCTATTAACCAAAACACTTAATACCATCTTATTTATAGTATTGAATATAATTAAATTTTAAATAGGCTCCAAGCCCAAATGCTTTAAATTGTTGTTGTTTTAATTCTATTATATTTTTATTAACTTCAAATACTTTATCTTTATCTCCTGTTAGTTTCCAAGGTAAAGAAAAACCAATATATAAGGTATTTTTAAAAGGAGCATTAGTTTCATAATAAGCTTCTTCATTTGATTTTTTAGCAAAATGACGTGTAAATTCTCCAGTTTCGTAATCTTCATTAGTTGGTGAAGGATAAAATGTTATAGGTTGACTTGCAATACCTTGATTATATTGAACCTTTTTTAAAATACTATAATCTTGATTTCCAGGGAAAAACCTTGGATCTTCAGGGTTATTATCCTCAAATTCTTCTTCAGAAGGATATGTGGGAGTTTGGTTTAAGCTTATTAGTTGTAGATTTTCCCCATCTCCAGGATAATTACCTGTAAAGAATTTACCATCAAAAGTACTAAAGTATTGTCCTGTATATGGGGCTAGAGTATTCTCATATGCTAATTCACCATTAGAATATAAATTAGGGGTTATATGAGATTTTGGGTAGTAGACCATTTTACATTTATTATTCGGTTACAAAAACTACTTTACCTGTTTTTTCATCTATTTTTTTATTAGGTTGACCTAAAGCAAGAGTAGCATTTTCATTTAGGGTAGGGACCTTTATAGTACTATAATTAAACCTAACCTCTGTTATAGAGTTTTGTCTAAGTGTTTTTCCAGGTTTACCCCAAAATTCCCAGTGCCAGGATTCATCTTGACCAACACCATCTCTTAATCTAAGAGGGTTATACCAACCAAATTTAGGGGCATGTTCCTCCCAAATAGCATAATCTTCTGAGGTTATTCTTGTAGTTTGGTTTGCTGTAGGATTACTAGTATTATTATTTCCGTTCTTTGTAGCTAATTGCCTTATGTCTATAGCACCACCCCAACCATGAGCACTACCTCCTGCCTTAGCAGTAATAGTTTCTGAAGAAGGGTCTGTTGGTTGCATACCTTCTTGGTGAGCATAACTTCTATAAGCAGAAGTAATAGTATATGTTTTTTCAGGATAGTTTGCTTCTAAAAATTTGCCAAATTTTAAAAGTGCTTTAGCTGCAGATTCTGCTAAATAATAATTACCTTCATAATAAGTTTTATTAGTTTCTTGAATTTTAAAATCAAAGGCGGAAGTTTTAGAAGTAGGTAGAATATTAAAAGATGTTCCACTTTTAGCAAACTCTTGAAGGGCAAATGTAGGTTGTTTCTGTATGCTACCATTTGGTAACCCAGTTACATTAGCTATGGATACTAATGGAGATCGTTGGAAACTTCTACCTGTAGCATCATTTCCTTGGGTGCGAAGGAAATCGGGTTGGTTTAAATTACCATTTGTTGAAAAAATTTTTTGTTTGTCTTGGGCATAAGTTAAAGTTCTTCTAAGTAAAGTAGCTAAAGCACTATATCTGTAAGAATAACTTCCTATTAAGCTATCAAACCCAGTTGTTACTGGGGGTAATGAGTTTAATATAGTCTCTAAGTCTAATTCTAATTTATCAAATAATTTAGGAACAGACATTGTACCTATTTTAGTATGCCATTTATTATTTACTATACTATGATCTAATTTAGTTATAATAAAATCTAAAGTATCTCCATAATTGGCAGGTAAAAATCTACTATCTATTTTTAATCTATCAAATATTCTAATACCAGAAAGTCCATCTAAAGTTAAATTAAATCCAACAGGGACAAAGCCTATAAAAGGCGTTGGGACTTTTTTTCCTATTGCCTCTAAAGCATAATATTTTTGAAAGAAAGATTTTTGAGTTTCTATAAATCCTGAAAGAGAGGTAGAAGTACTATTTAATGGAGTAATATTACAATTAGGAAAACCATATCCAATAGCATTTTCAACAAAATCTACAAATGAAAATCCTACTAAAACATTATTATCTTCCTCAGTATTAACAGCAAAATCTGAAGAGTTTTTAAATGAGTTAAAATAATCTCTATAGGCAGAAATTAATCTTAAATATCCAGTAGTAACTTCATCTGATTTTTTTACTTTTTGATCAACATCTAATTTTTGAGGTAATATTCTATCTACTAATCCAATATTCCATTTACTAAATAATGTAGCATCTTCACCTACAGCTTGACCATTAGCTTGAGCTCCTACAGATATCATATTACCTAATTTATTGGTAATTTCTGTTTTAAATTGGTAATCTGTAACAAAACTACCATCTTTATTACCATTAGTTTCTTCACCAAAACCATATACTACTAAAGAAGGCTCTTCTTCCTGGGCTTGTCTCAGGTTTTCTACTTCAAAAGGAGAAACTTCATCATAAAATTCAACTACTTGTATAAGTTTGGGATCTTCATAAGTCCCAAAATTTTTATCTACTAATCTAAAATTAAATTTATTTACTCCACCTAATAAAATATTAGCTTCATTAAGTAAGGATTTTATAAATTTATATAAGTTTAAGGATCCAGTTTCACTATCAAGACTTGAATTAATTACACTTTCTATAAATTCTTGAGAAAAGTAAAGATTCATGATGTTACATACATCTACTTTTTCTACTATATCATGAAATTGTTCAATAGTATTAGGATCATCATTAAAAATTTCTATTTCAGTACCTAAATAATCTCCTTGATACCTAACTATTAATTTACTAGGGTCACTAGAGATGCTTTTATTATTACTAAACCCATATTGGTTAGTAGATGTATCTAATTTAAAAAGAACGGGTTCACCTTCTTCATCAGTACCATACAGGAGAAATTGTTGATTCAAAAGACTAAGTAAACTACCAAATCTAAGATATTTTACAAAGTGGGTAGACCCAAAAAGAGCAGCACAAGCATCTATTGTTGTTGATGCTTTTTCAATCTGGGGGTCAGTAATACTATCCTCTCCAGCATCTTTAAAATATTTAAGTACTATTTGTTCACTTTTTGTTGATTTAAAACTATAAGTAGTTTCTGTTTCAGCAAAAAAATAAGAAAATAACATATTAGCAGGTAATGCACCAGCGATGTTGTTGATAATGAATGGAGAAAATGATGTAGGATTTGTGTCAAGATTCTCTCTAAGAGGATCAACAAGTTGATTTATTAGATTTAATAAAACATTTTCTTTTTGATCTTTTTTTTGAGATGAGTTTTGGTTTCTAGTAAAAAGTCCAGAGTCTTGAACTATATTTACTTTTAAACTTTCAACTACACTACCTATAGTGATTAACTTTAAAGAAATTAAATAATATCCCTCTTTAGTAAATTCCCAAGAGAAATTTGTAACTTTACCTAAAAAACCATCATAGTTACCTTGAGATGATTTTCTGTTTTTTTCTATTTCAGTATAGAAAAATTGAGTTCCTTGAGAATTTTGAGGTGGATTGTTTAAGAATTTACTAGATAAACTAAAATTTGATTTTTCATATACTGTTGAAGAAGTTTCTGTATCTATTGTAGGATATGATGAATTACCCCATTCTAATAACATTGTATATCCTAATCTTAGATATAAAGATTCAATATATTCAAATTGTTTAGTACTATTTGCTCTAATTTGAAGATTAGCAAAACGTAAACTACCTTTATTAGTAGTCTCACTAGTAAATGATGTAATACCCGGCATAGCTTGGGCTCCAAACTTACCGAAACCATAATTTGAGGTATTATCAGGTAATAAAGAATTAGTTTCAGAGACTCCAAATTTCTGAGAACCATCTTCATTTAAAACTCCACCCTGGAGTACCATTTGGGATGATAATTCATTACCACTATATTCTGGGATTTCTAGAAGTTTAGATCTAAATTCAGCCCCATCATTAGATACAGTCTCCCATTCGCTACTACCTGTATTATATACTGCTATATTTTGATCAGATATATCAACTCCAGATGTAAGTTTTACCCAAGAAGTTCTTCCGTTCATCCAAGCTATATCCGAAGAAGTTCTAGATTTTTTTCCTAAAATTTCTTGACGTAATTTTATTTGATCTTGAACATACTCTAAATGAGGTTTTCCAATGATATTAGAATCCATAAAACTTATTGATTTAAATTATTGTACGCTAATAATATTGAATCTAAATTACCAGGAATTCTTATTTGAACTCCTACTGGGGGTGAAATTGAATTTTGTGGGTATTCAGCATTTGCTGAGGATATAACCCACCATAATGAAGAATCGTTAAAATAATTAGATGCTAACACGTCGTATCTATCACCCTCAGTAGTAATAACATATATATCGTTATCAGTACGAGGAATCTCAGGGTACTTGGTTGTTGTATACATCCTAGTACCTTCTAAATCACGAGTTATTTTTATATTTCTATAACGATTCATTTATTCTGGAAGTTGGTTTTGTCTTATTATAGGAGGAGTTGTATTTGTTAAATTTTTTCTAGGAACAACAGTTGCTTCTTCTGCTTCTACTATATAATGGTCATCTGCTCTAAATAAATTAGATGGGGTTGTATCATATAAACTATTGTTTGATAAATTATCCTCTAATGATATGAATCTTTGTTTAATATTCCCAGCTCCATTTATATCTTTTACTTTTTCTGGGAGGAATTTAAATATAGGCTTAAACTCCATAGAAACATCTATTCTATGAGGTAATTCTTTAACTTCTGGGTTTCTAAAAGTAATACCACCTTCAGATTCAATATCTTTGCTGTTTGAAGGAATTCCAATTTCCCAAGGAGTATCATTAGGAATTGTGTATGTTAATGCAGTAATTATACCTGGGGTTTCATAGAAATAACCACCTAAAGTAAGTTGGTGAATACTACCTCTCATATAACCTTCTGTAGAATAATCAGGAGCTAATGTAGATTTTAAAAAGTTTAGTTTTTGATACATTATAGATAATTCCTGTATGGATTGGGCTACTACTGTAAAACCCATTGAAATATTATTTTCGTATCCTTGATAATTATAAAAATTTTCTCCTCTACCTATATATTTAAAATTATTCCATTGAGCATTCATGCTATCAGTAAAATTATTGATATAAGCTCTAAAATGAGAAAATACTTTTTGTGAAGGATCATCATTATCAATAGTAGCTATTCTAAATTTACATATATCATTTTTACGTTTATCTGTAGTAACTGCACTACTTTTGTATAAATAAAGAGAATTGATTTGATCCATTCCTCTTTCATTATCAGGTCTTCCTTGAGAATAATCTTTTCTATCAGCAAAACGAGCTCCAGGATTACCTTGGTTTAATCGTTGTTCTATATTTTTAGTACGATAATTAGGGGAATCAGAGATAAAAGAGGTTGTAGTATTATTTGATAATTCTTTTCTAAAGTCTTGAACTAATGTTGAACCCCCACTACCAACATAGGTTACTTCAGTAGCTAAATTTCTATTATTATCTGAAACTGATTGGATTTGGTTGGGGTTAAAAGAAGAATAGTGTATAGCACCTATAGTACCTATACCACTAAATAAAGTTCTTTTAGAAGCGGTTTTAATAACAGTATCACCTATACCTAAAACTGAACCTGGACCTCCACTGTAGGTAAAAAGTTCAGTATCATTAGAACCGTTTTTAGATGTTATTTTACCTTGATATAAATTAACTAAACGGTTATTACTAAATTGAACCCTACCTAATTCATTAACTCTAACAGCACCTAAACCCTTATTAACAGCACCTAAAGGTGCTATCATAGTTTCATATTTAGGACCTCCTGTAAGTGGGTTTATACCTTGTTTAAATAAATGGATTCCACCAGCATTAACTAAAGCTTGACCTAAAGTAGATAATGGGGTATAAATACCTTGATTTAAAGGACCTCCTAAGGGTTTTAATAAAGAAGAAAAAGTATTACCTGCTGTAAAAGTTGTATACCCTCCATCCATATCTGTACCAATACGAGATAATAAATTTTGTTTAAGGGTAAAAAAGGTTCCAACGGGAGTTTGCGTATATAATTGAAATAAACGCGAGGCATCCTGTACTGAACGGACTGGGGCGAGTAAACCACCTCTCACGAGAAAATCCGGTCCTCCAGTTTTTCTTAATTGTTCAGTTTTTACTTTAGTATGGTCTTTTACCACAAAAGGTTGTCCTAAGGTACCATTATTGGCACCCTTACCTGGTCTATCATAACCATAAGGAAGGTTTTTGAATCTAGTTTGAAATGCTAGTTCATTTTGTGGTGTTACTAAAGGCATATCTTACTTAGGTAAGTTATCCAAGTATTTAGGTGGTGTTAACCCATCTAAATCTAATGTAGAAGGTGGGACTTGACCTGGATGATCTGGCACCCCATTAATAGAATATGTATCCTGAAGGGTTGATTGGGGACTAGCACCTTTCATATCAGGTGGAGTTGACCCATCGAATCGAGTAAGGTTTGAACCGTTTTGTGTTAATTTATCTAATATTCCCATAATTATTATTTTATTATAAATATTGTAATTTTAATTTATTTAAGAACCCATAGCATATGTTACATTTGAAGTATTCATTGCATCATTTAGTTTTGAATCATTCATATATAAGTTAGTATCTTTTGCTAATAATTTTTCTAGTAATTCATCTGTTCTTGACCCACCACCTGATGAATTTCCTGATTTGGATTGACCGGGTCTAGATCCTTCGGATGAAGCTGAGGCTCCACTATTACCACTTCCAAAAGATGTAAATTGATCTGCTAGTGAGGTTGCTGAAGCTACAGTAGCTGAGAAATCAAAATCACCTTTGAATAAAGCTAATAAATCTGTTACTACACCTACTAAAAGACCTACAAGACTTAAAGCTAAACCTAAAACTTCTATTACAGGCATAAATGCTGTACCTAAGTTAGTCATTACTGCTTGAAGTTTTTCAACAGTTTGAGCCATTTTATCGGATGCTGATTGTTGTTCTAACATTCTAGCTAAGTCGTCTTCTCCAGCTGCTCTTAATTCTTTAGCACTTCTACCCATCACCTGTTGTTTAAATAACATATCAGATAATTTATCAGAAGATAAACCAAAGGCAGCAGCTGTTGCTTCCTGTTGGATAACATTCATTTTACTAAATTCAGTAAATGTACCTAATTGATCAGCAATTTCTCTTTCTAAACCTACTATATCTCCAGTTAAAGCAGCTTGTCTTGCTTTTTCTAAATTTAATTCTTTACCTGTTAAAAGTTCAGCTTCTAATTCTTTAGCGATTGAATCTTCAAAATTTAAAATAGATTTTGAAATAGTTTGAACATCTGAAAGTTCACCTCCTAATTCACCTGCTAGAGTAACAGCTTTAGCAATCTCAACTGTATTTGCTCCTAAATTAGCTCTTAATTGACCCGAAGTACTAGCTACTTTTTCTATAATACCTTTTAAATCTTGCTGTATGCCTGATTGTCTTTGGAGCTCATAACTTGCTCCTAAAGTTGCCTTGTAATCCCTTTCAGCATTTGTACCTCTAGCTTCAGAGAGGGTTACTAAACCACCTGCTGCTTCTTTACTTAATTTAACTTGTTCTGTTAACTTAGTCATAGTGACTAAACTATCAGTAGTAAAATTATTTATAAAACCTAATTGTTGATTTAAAGCAGTAAAGTTTTCTACTAGTTTAGTACCTGTAACTGCCATGTTACCACTATCATTAGCAGCGGCTTCTAAGTTAGATCTAAAGGCAGCAGATTCTGACTTAGTCATAGACATAGATTTGCCTAATTTAGTAGTCTCTTCATCTGCTCTTATAATCCCATTAATTAATTCACTAATTAAAAAGACGGGACCCAGGGATTTCATTAAATTTTTCCCTAGGTTTTGTACTAAATTAATAACTGATTTGAATTTGGTACCCAATTGGCCTGCCATTTTAGCAGGATTATCAGAACCTTTAAGAAGATTTTTTGTATATTCTTTACTTTTACTTAAAGCATCATCTATACCTAAAGATTTACTTAGTTTTCCAGCACCTTGTTTATCGAGTATTCCTTGAAGTCCTTCAGCTATACCACCAGAAAGACCTTGTGCTTCAGTAATGCCTTTTTCTAAATCACGACGTTTTTCTGCATTTTCAAGTAATTCTTTACTGAATTCTAAAATTTGCTCAAAATTCTTTAAATTATCTTCCTGTATAGCCCCACTTTTAATATCTTCGGCTATATTCTGTCTAGCAAAATCGGCTTTTTGGATTAACTTGTTTAATTCTTTTTCATCTAATATATTTTCTTCTCTGGCATCTGCAAGTAATTGTTCTGAAATAGATTGGAGTTGGCGAGAAGATTTTAAAGCGTCATTTCTAACTTTGTTAATTTGACCACTAGCTTCTGCAATGTTAGCTTGAATAGCACCTCTTAATTCCGCAACATCTAAAATTTCTTGCTCTAATCTAGCCTGCTCTCTAAGAGCGGCGTTAAATGCTTTTTGATTTTCTAAATCTTGTTTACTTTTACTAGCCATAATATAATATTATATATCAATAAATATTGAATATTTCAACCTATTTGTAAGAAGATTTATTTGGTATAGAAAAGTTTTGGGGGTTT